TAACAGTTTGCCGAAGTTTATGTCCCCACGTACGAGGGATTAAAATCGGCTCATCAGGATAGAGCCACACGGAGAAGGCGCGTAGGCACAGCTAGCCGAAGTAGACTGGGTTCGACTCCCAGTGTCCTGAATTGTGTTTCTCCTTTTCAAGCACCTGTCGCAAGACGGGTGTTTTCTTTTGTCAGTTTTTGGTGTATGATGAAAGAAAAAGGTAGGGGAAAATATGCAAAAGTTGTCAGACGTAAAAAATTTTATCAGATCAAACAAAAAGTTGGAATTTAACGGTTATCAAAGCATAAAAAGCTATTTAAGTAATTTTTCTGATGAGGAATTGGATTATTTAGAAATATCATTTATCATAAGCAAAGAAAGTAGTGAGCGTTTGATGGCATTTAAAGATATTGTACCTATATGCATTGCTATTTATGCAGTTATTGCAGCTATAATACCTGATAGTATGAAAAATAATTTTTTGTCTTTTTCAAGTATATTAAGTCAATTCTCAATAGTATTTGTGATTGCTTTATTGATATTTTTATTTTTAAATAATTATCCTTCTAAGGATATTGATACTTACAGGACTGGTATAGAAATCATCAAAATCATTAAAGCTGAAAGAAATCCGTGAATACACAAAAAAGTGAATTTGTATTTAATTTTTCTGAAGGCGCCTGTCGAAAGATGGATGTTTTTTTAATAAATTATACTGCATTTGACCATACTATCCCAGAGGTGATAACATGGAGAAAGATTATAAAGATTTAGAAAAAGAAGTAGCTGAAGAGGTTGATACCTTCAACAATCATTGGGGAACCGGTCATTTTCTGGGGCCTAACACCCTAAGGTATGAAGAGAACAGAGAAGTTTATGAGG